GGCCACTGAATGAGGGGTTCAATTCTATATCCCAAGGCTAGGCAACTTTTTAGGCTACTCAGAGGGGCTTAAAATCGACCTCTACGTTTAATATTCAAGAAATGGAATATGTATTTTTCGGGTATTCTGTTAGGGCTAACATTCAAGAAACTGAATGTGTGTACTGGGGTGTATTTGAACAAGTGTTCAATTTGTCTGGGTGGGGTGGTATATACATATGCGAATATGTGAATGTGATACATATGCGAATGTTTGAATGTACATAACCCTCTTGCAGTTGCGAGTCATTCGCAAATGTTACATTATAACACATTCACACATGCGAATATTATCGTGTATTGTATAATATATTCATATATTACAATATGTTAATGCGAGAAACACATTCAGTTTTTCGAATATGACAGTAATATTCAAGTTCTTGAATGTGTTACGGGGGGTATGGGGCATGGGGGTGTGCGTAGATAGTATATATACCCAATGACAGAGAGGTGATTTTTTAGTTTGGTAACTTTTTTGTAACAAACTGTAACATTTAGTAACATCTTTTTGTGATCACATCGTGTTATCCATAATATTTTGTGATCACAAATTAAAAATAAATAAAAATAAAAAATATTTTTGTCTACCCCTTGACAGCGGGGCATAGAGTATTATATAATACATAATGTAATTATACTTAAAGTAACTCTATGTAACTTAAAGTAACTTAAGGTTTCTATTATCTCTTATATATTTAATAGTTATTAGATACTTTAAGTATACTTTAAGTACCATTTTTGGACGATCAAAGTTTTTTCTGTCGTCCCAACATTAGATGTTGACTTCGAAATTTCTAAAGGTATAACTATATGCAAAGACGAAACATATATTCTTCTGATAAAGTCCTTGAAGAGTTCTATAAAGCTCTTGCAAGTAGAGATGAAGGTAGACTACGTAGAGTACACATACCAAGATCTGATGTATTCTACGTAAGGGAAGCTATTTTTCAAGACACTGGAGTTAAATATTCTTTAGATAGAGTAGAAAGAGCTATGTACCTTGAAGGTATGCTAAGTAAATACGATGTTTTTGAACCAGATAAGAAAAGAGATTGGGAATAATGGTTGTAGACTTTGATATTGACGGTGACGGAAAGATCACAGCAGAAGAAGTAGCTATGAAAGAACGTATGCTTGAGATTGAGCTACGTGAAGAGAAGGCTGAGTCCCAAAAGTTTATGGCTTGGGTAGCTATGGGTATGATGATTATCTTCACTATCTTCTTATTTACTCCAATGATGTCTGATTCTAGAGTTTCTGCACTTGCAGACCTTTTAGGTTTGTTTTATATTGCTCAAACTGGTGTCGTAGCAGCTTATATGGGTGCAACAGCGTACATGGCAGGTAAACCAATGGGCAATAAAGTAGCAATGTCAAAGGATATGAGATAATGGCGTTTAGACTTTCACAAAGATCACTGGATAAACTAGACGGAGTCCACCCAGAGATGGTGGCCACAGTGCAAAAAGCTATTGAGCTTACTGATGTAGACTTCGGGGTAACCTATGGTGTACGTACCTTAGAAGCTCAAAAGGAATTAGTAGCCTCTGGTAGATCACAAACCATGAAGTCTAAGCATTTAGTTCAGGGTGATGGGTATTCCCATGCTGTAGACCTTGTAGCTTACTTTGGTTCTAACGTTTCTTGGGAGTTGAATGTCTACGATAATATTTGTGATGCTATGGCTGAAGCAGCTAGACAGATTGGGTGTGCAATCAAGTGGGGAGCAGCCTGGTCAGAGGGAGATATCAGATCCTACCCAGGAACAGCAGAAGATGCTATGAATGCATACATAGATCTAAGACGTTCTCAGGGACGTAGACCCTTCATTGATGCACCACACTTCGAATTGATGGCCTGATGCGTTGGCTAGTTCTATTCCTACTTCTTTCTGGATGTGGATTAACATCTATACTTCCATTTGGTGGATCTGGTGGACCTACAGTTAATAGTAATGCCCAAGTAGGTAAAGAGAATCGTCAATCTGTCGTATCTGTTGAGCAAAAAGAAGAAGTAACTGCTGGTAGAGATGTAGTTCAAACTGAAATTATAAAAGAAGTAGAGACTGGAAAAGTGGAAAACCTAGATATTACTAATACAAATATACCACCGTGGGTCATCTTACTACTAATACTTGGTTGGTTATTGCCAACTCCGACAGAAATAGCTAGATCTATTACGGATTTTGTGTTAAGATTATTTGGACGTAAAGATAATCCTAAATATGACAGATTCAGATAAGGAGTAGGGGTAATATAGCAAACGTCCTGTGTTCCCCCTAAATTATTCTATGAGAAACTACAAAAACGAATACGCAAAGTACCAAGGCTCTCCAGCACAAAAGAAAAAACGTGCCTCTAGAAATGCTGCACGTAATGCTCTTAAGAAGGTTGGAGTGGTTAAAAAAGGTGATGGCAAAGATGTCAATCACCGTAATGGTAATCCTATGGACAATCGGGCAAAGAATCTGCAAGTAACCACTAAACGTGCTAATAGATCTTTTCCTAGAAATAGCAGAGCAGGAAAAAGATAATGGCTATACCTGAACGAGTCAAAAACAAGATGAAAGAAGTGGGCCTTAAAGCAGTCAACAAACCACAACGTCTAAATGACGACAGTGGTAAGTCTCACCATGTTATGGCCTCTGAAGGTGGTAAGTATAAGTATATCAAGTTTGGTCAGAAGGGTGTAAAAACCAATCAGACTGCAGGACAGCGAGAGGCATTTAAGTCTCGCCACGCAAAGAATATCAAAAAGGGTAAGATGTCTGCAGCATACTGGGCTGATAAAGTAAAGTGGTCTCCCTCTAAAACTAAATCCCCTTCTAAGAAGTGGGTGAAAGGTTCATAATGTGGATTGCCATAATGTTAGTGTGTTTTGATCCCTCTGCTTTATCCTGTGAAGTAAGAGCTAAACCAGAAGCTTTTTATAGTGAACAGGCTTGTAGAGAAGAATCAGAAGCCGTAGCTGCAAGTATGTTAAAAAGAAATGTATATGCCGTACCAGCATGTTTTGAAATAGGGACAAGTTCGTAATGCCATATAAATCCAGAGCACAACAAGCCGCAGTAGCTATTGCTAAAAAGAAAGCAGCAGCTAAAAAGAAACGTACAGGTATGTCTAAAGGCGGAGATACTATTAATGCTGCTGGTAACTACACAAAACCTGAAATGCGTAGGAAACTTGTACAACAAGTTAAGGCGGGTTCAAAAGGTGGCAAACCTGGACAATGGTCTGCGAGAAAAGCCCAGATGGTTGCAAAACAATATAAAGCAAAAGGCGGGGGCTACAAATCATGAAGGCTCCCCAGAAGTCATTAAAGAATTGGACAAAGCAGAAGTGGCGCACAAAGAGTGGCAAGCCTAGTGCTAAGACTGGAGAACGGTACTTACCCGAGGCTGCAATTAAATCTTTGTCGTCTGCAGAATATGCAGCTACCACTAAAGCAAAACGTGAAGGTACAAAGGCTGGCAAGCAGTTTGTAAAACAGCCGAAGAGTATAGCAAAGAAAACAGCAAAGTTTAGAGCAGCAGAGGGCGGTATGGCTAAAAAACCAATGAATCCAGGGATGAAAGCCCTGAAGAAAGCAGCACCAGCAGTAGCCAAGAAAATGGGTTATAAAGCTGGAGGACAAGCAATGCATCGTATGCCAGATGGTACTATGATGAAAGGTGCAAAGCACGGATATAAACACGGTGGGTTAGTTCACTCCACTGGTAAATTAAACACTGGTATTAGAGGGTGTGGAGAATAAATAATGGCTGATAAAAAGAAAAACAAACCCGCAGTAACTAAACGTATGCATACTCAAGAGGCTCCAGAATATTCACTTGCTACTTCTCCACGATTTAAAACAATTGCTGCAAAGGTAGAAAAAGGAGAGCTTACTACTGCAGAAGCCGTAGATATGCTAGTTCCTAAAGACCTAAAAGGTGAAGAACGTAAGAAAGTACGAAAGATAATTGCAGGGGCTATTGGCACTCAAACTGCAAGGCAATTTATAACAAATTCACGACAACGAGCTAGTGAAAATGTAAATCGTCCAGGTGGTGAGTACGAAAAGAAACAGTCACGTAAACCTGGTATGAATAAAGGTGGCATGACTCATAAAAAAGGCATGGCCTATGGCGGCATGTCTAAAAAGAAAATGGGTATGAACGCAGGTGGTATGGCTAACTGCGGTGCCTCTATGAAACCTAACAGGATGTCCAGGTCATGAAGCTTGAAGACGATAAAGTTGTAGATCATATTGGGACTGTCCTTGCCGAAAAAATTCGTGGTGAGTGGCATACTAAAGATCCTGCTGTCTTAGACTTTATAAACAATCAGGGTACAGAAACAGTCAGAGTACGTGCTAGAAACGAGAAGGGTCAGCTAATGGCAGATGATCCTTCTACACCTGATGTTAATGAAGCATGGACAACTAAAATAGTTAAAAAAGTAAAAGGTAAAAAGTAAGTGGTAGCTTTAAGTTATAACACAGCAACTGAAAGTGTTGCTGTTACAGCCACTGCAGGTGGGGCAAGTAGTGATGTTTTATACACTTGCCCTAATAACTATGATGCTGTAGTTACCTTTCTTCATGTAAGTAATGGGGGTGTATCTACAGATAATGTTTCTATTCAGTGGTATCACAAAGAAGATGACACGTACTATACTATAGTTAATAACAAATCTGTTTCAGGTCAGGATGTATATAATATGATTACATCTGATAGGTTGTACTTACATGCAGGTGACAAGATAACTGTATTTAATGGTGGTGGTACTATGGGTGTCACAATATCTGTAGAGGAACATTACAACCCTAACAGAAAAACATAACGGACTTGCATTTTTATCAATAGTATAGTATAACTATGTGTGTATAACTAGTCTCTGTAAGCTGCATAAGTGCAGCAATTTATGGAGACAACAATGAGAAAGTTTTTTGAAAGATTAATCGAAGCACGTCAACGTCAGGCTAATGCACGAATTGCAGAGATGCACCTCTGGAAAATGTCAGACCGTGAACTAAATGATTTAGGTATTGGTCGTGCAGACATTAAAAGAATAGTTCGTGGCGACACACTATAAAGACAACACACACAAGGAAACACACACATGGAAAAATATACCTCTAATCCGTATCAAATACGTACAGACCTTTTGGCTATGTCAAAAGAGATGTTAGACAAAACATATGACACACAGCTTCAACTAGCATACGCAGCTATGGAGCAGTACAAAGACAATGCTGAACTAGCTTTAGAAGCTTGGAAGAAGTACATCCCTACGATGTACACACCTGAAGAAGTTAAGAAGCAAGCAGAAACATTATACGAGTTTGTAGTCAATAAAAAGTAAAGTCTAATGAGTCTTTGGGAGGAGGCGAATGGACCCTGTTACAATAATTTCAGGTGCGACAGTCGCCTTCAATGCCCTTAAAAAAGGCTTTGCTGTAGGTAAAGATTTACAAGACATGGGTAGCCAACTAACTAAATGGGCTGGCCACATGTCTGACTTAGGTCAAGCTGAGAAGCAAGTAAAGAATCCTCCGTGGTGGAAAACACTGGGTGGTTCTGTAGAAGCTGAAGCTATGGAAGTATTTGCAGCTAAACGTAAAGCTGAACAAATGCGAAAAGAGCTGAAGGACTACATTAGCTTTACTATGGGGCCATCTGCTTGGGATGAGCTTGTAGCTACAGAAGCTAAGATAAGAAAACAAAAGAAAGAGCAAGAATACCGTAAAGCTGAGATGCAAGAAGCAATAATCACTTGGACTATCTCAGCATTACTTTTAGCAATAGGCTTTGGTACTCTAGGCTTTATAATGTATATGGTGACATAATGGCTAGAAACCTAACAGAAAAACAACAGAAGTTCCTTGACGTATTGTTTGAGGAAGCTGGGGGCAACCTAGTAAAAGCTAAGAAGCTTGCTGGGTACGCTGATGCTGTTACTTCTAGACAAGTAGCAGAACCACTTGCAGATGAAATTGCAGCACTAACAAAGCAGTTTATTTCTTCGTCTGCAACAAAAGCTGCATACTCTATGTTTGAAGTTATGAACAACCCAACAGATCTAGGAAATAAAGAAAAGATGGCAGCTGCAAAAGATGTCCTAGATCGTAGTGGCTTTACAAAGACAGAGAAAGTAGAAGTCTCTGCTGCAAGCCCACTATTTATTCTGCCACAAAAATCGGATGAAGACGAATAAAACTTGGACGTTACCTAAGCCAGACTTTGTGGATGGTGAGTATGTCTGGAAACCTGTGGTAAGATTAGGTAGCCATGTACCATTTGGCTATAGACAAGACCCAGATGATCGTGATATACTATTACCAATTCCAGAGGAACTAGAACTGTTTGAACTGGCTAAGAAGCATCTTAAAAGATATAGCTATAGAGAAGTCTCTGCTTGGCTCAGTACACAATCTGGAAGATATATTTCCCACGTAGGTTTATATAAGAGAGTGAAACTTGAGCGAAAACGTAAGACAGAAGCTGCAACTCAACGCTACCTCGCCCAGCGTTATAAAGAAGCCCTCGAAAAAGCGGAGAGGCTCGAAGGTAGGCTCCTCGGCCAAAAAGAGTACACCAGCTCAACCGAAACCTGAAGAGTTAGATTTTGAGCAGGTAGCACAAGAAGTTATATTTGAGCCGAACCCTGGTCCTCAGACTAAGTTCTTGGCTGCAACTGAACAGGAGGTTCTTTATGGAGGTGCTGCTGGTGGAGGTAAATCCTATGCAATGGTTGCCGACCCTGTACGCTACTTGGGGAACCCAAATGCGAGAATGCTTCTTGTGCGCCGTAGCACAGAAGAACTTAGAGAACTTATATCAGTAAGTAAACAACTCTATCCAAAAGCTATTCCTGGAATTAAGTTTATGGAAAGAGATAAGACTTGGGTAGCTCCATCAGGTGCTACATTGTGGATGTCATATCTTGATAGAGATGATGACGTTATGAGATACCAAGGTCAAGCTTTTAACTGGATTGGCTTTGACGAACTTACACAATGGCCTACACCATATGCTTGGAACTACATGAGATCACGTCTCCGTACTACAAAGGCCTCTGGTTTGCCACTGTATATGAGAGCAACAAGCAACCCAGGTGGCCCTGGGCATCAGTGGGTTAAGAGAACATTCATTGACCCTCAGACTCCAAACAAGTCGTTCCATGCTACTGATGACAACGGAGAGGTGATAACTTGGCCGAAGGGTCATAGCAGAGAGGGTGAGCCTCTGTTCAAACGGAAGTTTATTCCAGCCACCCTCTTTGACAACCCTTACCTTTCGGACGATGGACTCTATGAAGCCAACCTTTTATCTCTGCCTGAACATCAACGAAGACAGTTGCTTGAAGGTGACTGGGACATTAACGAAGGAGCAGCTTTCCCAGAGTTTAATAGAAGCATCCACGTTGTTGACCCATACGACATACCAAGTAACTGGATACGCTTTAGAGCTTGTGACTACGGTTACGGTTCCTACACTGGGGTTCTTTGGTTTACTGTAGTTCCTGGATCAGAACAGCTGGTAGTCTACAGAGAGCTTTACGTATCTAAGGTTACAGCTACAGACCTAGCTGATATGATTTTAGAGATAGAGGAAGAGGCTGGAGAAAGAATACGTTATGGAGTTCTTGACTCTTCTCTTTGGCATAATCGTGGTGATACTGGCCCTAGCCTTGCAGAACAGATGATTTTAAAAGGTTGTAGATGGAGACCCTCAGACAGATCTAAAGGCTCTCGTGTTGCAGGTAAAAACGAAATACACAGACGACTGCAAGTAGACGAGTTTACAGAAGAACCTAGAATGGTTTTCTTTAGCACCTGTACTCAAAGCATAGCACAAATACCTAGTCTACCTCTTGATAAAAACAACCCAGAAGATGTAGACACACATGCAGAAGACCACTTGTATGATGCACTACGTTATGGTATAATGACTAGACCAAGAAGTAATATATTTGATTTTGATCCCTCAGCCCAGCGCACAGG